TAATAAACCTAATTTTATATAAGAACCATATTCAGTAGGGATATAATCTTTTTTAATAAATTCTCCTTGGGTTCTTTCTCCAACTTTAATATCTTCATCTACTCCCCCATAAACCATAACTTCACTATATTCAAGATTATTTTTAACATTAGGGGAGAAAGGAAAGTTCCAGTTAGGGAATTTTAACCTATATCCTATAGTATTTTTAGGCCTTACCAAAGTTGATGTTGATTCAGGTATAATATCTTTTTCTTGAAATATAAAAGTTTTAAAATTAGTTCCCTCATTAACTAAGAATGGGTTATTTGTAGCCCATCCTAATAATCTTGTAAAAAAATTTTTTATTTGGTTTGTACTACCTAAATTTATATTACCTGAGTAGTATAAAATAGGGATTAGAAGGGAATGAAGTTTGGATTTTAATAAACTTTTTTCAAAAGCTGATGAGCCTTCTTCAGAAGATTCTTTTTTTTGGTTTAAATTAGATATTAGAGGCGTAGCATTTATCTTTAATGAATCAACAATATCTCCTGTGGAGATAAGTTTTAAAGTAACATCATATCCCCCATCATCTCTTAGATTCCATTGAAAGTTTTCTATAACCCCAAACATAGCATCATAGTTATAACTACTTTCTTCTCTATTTTTTTCTATTTCTTTTAAAATATCACTTTTACTTTTACCTTTAGATAAGTTTATTTCTCTATAAGAATTATTTTCAAAAACTTCATCGTTTGTAAAATAAGCGGTATGTCCCCATTCTAATAAAGCTGAATAGCCAGGTTTAAAATAAAGAATATCTAGTATGTTAAGTTGTTCTGGGGTGTTTGCTCTGAGGTTTATTGTGGCTTCTCTTAAATATCCTTCTCCTACGGTTTGAATAGAAACTTTTTCTATACCAGGCATAGGTTTAAGACCTAAAAATGAATCTTCAAAACCATAAGAGGTATTAGGAGAGGGAGAAATTCCGGAATGCTGGGGGCCTCTTTTTATATTTTCATTAGTAAGACCAGATTGAATTCCTCCTTCTAAAGTATATCTTGATGCTAGAGTGTAGGGTTGGTCATTAGTATATTGTTTTAGATTTTCATCTATAGTATCAATAGAAGATTTTAGTCTAACAAAAGCACCATTTGAATTAAGCCAAGCTATAGTTTCATTATCTCTAAATTCTTGAGATATTTTTTCTTGTCTTTTTTTAATTTGTAAAAGGACCGACCCTGTAATAGGTTCAAATATATTTGACATTACCTGTTAGCATTAAACTGTTTAAAACTTTGTACCGCATTACTTGAATTAAACGGTATTCTTATTTGTGTGCCTGGCGATACATATAGGCTATCTCCGGGGAGGTTATTAGCGGATGCTATTACCCACCATAAAGTACCATCACCATAAAAACTATAAGCTAAATTATCAAGTCTATCTCCTTCAGTTATTGTAATGTAATAATCGTTGTCAGTTTCTCGGATAACAGGATACACAGTTGTAGCTGTGTATTGTTTGCTGTTTTTATCTTTTTTTGTTGGTATGGACTGATAACGTTGCATTATGGGGTATCAATTAAGGGTGAAGATGGAGTTCCTTCACTACCTAAAGGAACATTAGTATTAAATGTTAATAATTGAGTATCTACTGTTTGTGACTCTATTGGTAGTTCTGTTGGGCGAATATTGCTATTTGTTCCAATAAAACCATACCCTTTTCTAGGTAAACCATTATGAATAAGTTTCATACTAATTTGTGCTTTTAACACGTGAGTAAATTGTCTACCATCTTCTATATCCCAAACACTATCTTCTAGACTGTAACTTAAGCTATCTATTACTCCGGGTTGGTTTGCGATGTAATCTCCTATTGTAAGTTTAACTATATTACCTCTCATATAACCACTATCAGTATAATCAGGAGCTGTTAGAGAAGCAAGGTAGGTTATTTTCTCATATAAAGGTATAAGTTCTTCTTTTGATAAAGCAGCAAATGCTAAATTAAAGCTTACATTTCTAGAGAATCCTGTGTAATTATAAAATTCTTCTCCTCTACCAATATATTTTACTGAGTCCCAAGATGGGTTAAAGTTATCAGAAATATTTGTTAGGTATGCTCTAAATTGAAGTAACTCTACACTAGAGGGGTCATTATTATTTATAACCCTAAAACCAAATTTAATTAAATCTTTTTGTAAAATATCTTCATTCCCTCCACCTTGTACAGTTTTTATAGGTAAAAGATTAATTCTATCTTGTTTTGTTTTATCAGAAAAAAATGAAGATTTTTTACCTGAATTAGCCATCCCATAGCCATCTTTATCGCTATCAGAATAAAATACTCCTCCTTTACGTTCGGCGTATAATTGATCTTGTGGGATAAAACCTGCTATACCTCTATTATATAAATGGATACCTAATGGAGAAGCAGCAATATTAGCTAATACATTAGCTCCTAATACATCAGGTATATTTGCTATAGGGCCGGGTGTGTATCCTGTTGCAGGGTCTGGTTGATTAAAGGCCTGAAGGGTTGTTTGTTTGATTGCCCACATAGCTCGGTTAGCACCATCATCAAACCATTTACCTATTCTTTCAACATCTTCAGCTATTTTACTAGCAAATAAACCTCCTCCAGGTGAGGGAAAGTCCGTAAGAGTATACTTAGAATTTCCTCTATCTTGGTCTATATCTTTTTGAATATAGGGGCCAGTACCATTACCAGGTACAGTAGAATATTTCAGACTTTTAAGGTCCGTTTGTAAATCAATTAACCCCATCTATTTTTTATCCTGGTAAGTTGTTGATGTATTGGGGAGGGGTTTGCCCGTTTAAATCTAACTGAGATGGAACTGGTTGTCCATTTAGGTTAGGAACACCATTAACAGAGTAAGTGTTATGTCTTACTGATCCAGCAGTTGAAAAGGGTGAAGGAGGTGGAGTATTACCATTGAATGATTGGTTTGCTGCATCTCCTGCTTGAAGTTTGTTTAATAAGCTCATAGTACTATGTTTTTATTATAAATATTAAAAGTTACGATCTACTTACCGCTGTTGCAACGGCAAATTGTTTACCATCTAAAGCAAATATTTTATCCTCTCTAACAACTGCTATAAGTTGATCTAATTTTCTTTCTATAACAGACATATCCGGAGATAATCCTCCAGGATTAGGTGATACTTGTATATTGTCTGAAGGATCAGTATTAAATCTTTGGCCTGATCTAGATGTTATAGTATAAGGGCCTGATGAAGATGGTAGGTTGCCATCTCCTATATCAATACCAGCTCCAAAGGAATTAATTATGCCCGCAAATCCTGCTTTAGTGCCCGAGAAATCAAAATCTCCACCTAGCATAACTAAAAGATCACCAACTAAACCTACTATCAAACCTACTAATGAAGCTGCAGCTCCTAATACTTTTAGTACTGGGAGGAATGCTGTTCCTACATCAGCAAATAGACTTTTTAATTTATCAACAGTTGCATTAAATTTATCTGCAGCGGTTTGTGCTTCTAATCTTTGTGCTAAATCTTCTTTACCCAAGTCCCTTAGTTCTCTAGCTGATTTGCCTTGTATTTCTTGTTGGAATAAAATATCAGCAAGTTGATCAGATTGCATACCTAAAGATTTAGCCAATGCCTGTTGTTGGATAACATTCATTTTGGTGAAATCTTCAAACCCACCTGCTTGTTCTTTTAATTCCCTAGCTAAAGTAGCTTGATCACCTGTTAAGGCAGCCATTCTAGCTCTCTCTAAGTTAAGCTGTTTACCAGTTAAAAGTTCAGCTTCTAATTCTGCTCTAATTGAGGATTGGAATCCTACTAAAGCTTCTGCTGCTCCTGCTACATCTTTAAGTGTACCACCAAATAATTTAGCTTCAGTTACTGCTTCTGCTATTAATGCCGGATTGGCTCCTAAATTAGCTCTAACTGTTCCTGTTACTTTACCTGTTTCTTCTAAAATTTGTCTTAAATCAAACTGAACGCCTGATTGTCTTTGTAGTTCATAGCTTGTGGCTAGAACATCTTTATAATTTTCATCAAAAGATTTACCAGTTAATGAAGAAGCAGCTGCTAAATTTCCTGCGGATTCTGATCCTATTTTTACTACGTCGGTAAGACGAGTCATAGTAGCTAAAGTTTCTGCAGAAAAGTTTGTGATAAAACCAAATTGTTGATTTAAAGCATTAAAATTTTTAAGTAACTTTTCAGTGGTAACGTTTATATTTCCAGTATCAGCAGCAGCTAGTGCTAATTCTGTTCGGAACCCCATAGCCTCTGTTTGGCTAAGTGCCATCGATTTTTGAAGTTCTGTAACTTCTTTATCGGCTTGCATTATACCTTGAATGAGTTCAGATATAAGGTAAACTGGGCCTAGGGATTTTAGAAGGTTTTTACCTAAATGGCCAACAAAGTTTGTTGCTACTTTAAATTTACCTCCTAACCCTGCAGCTTCAGTTCCTCCTTTAGTTAAATTAGCAGCATATTTTTTAGTTTCACTTATAGCATCACTTAGCCCTAAAGTTTCACTTAATTTAGACCCCCCAATTTTCTTTAAAACCCCTTCCACCGTCTCCGCACTTCCTCCTAAAAGACCAAAAGCTCCATCTATCTTTTTAGCACTATCAGCAGTTTCGTTAGAAAGTTTCTTTATATCAGTAAGATTACTAATTTGTTCATCGTAGAAATTTAATAATTTAACTTGATCATCTGTAAGATTTTCTAATTCGTTTCCTATAAGATTGTATATACCATTTTGTTCCGATAGAGCTTTTGTGATATTTTCTTGAGAAGCTATTTCATCCCCTAAAATAGTACTTAAAGCTTGACTTGCTTCAAGTTTTAATTGAGCTTCTGCTTCACTTAATTTTATTTGTTCTTTTTGAACTTCTAATAAAGATGATTGCCCTATAACTACTTTATCTAATAATAAAGTTTGGGATTCTATTTGTTTGGAAATAGATTTAAAAGCAGAAACTGTCTTAGAGGCTTGTACATTATTATTAAATACTTCTTTAGCAGCTTGTCTAACCTCATTAGAAAAATCACGACTAGAAAATATAAGTTCATTAAAAAGTTCTCTACTTTTATTTAACTTTTCATTTAATGTTTCTGCCTCTTGGTTTGCCTTATTTATATTATCACCTAAATCAGCCATCTAAAGTATTTGGTTATAAATAGGTAAAGGAGCCATTTTTTTGACTCCTTTAACTGTATTTGGGTGTAGATTTAGATTTTATATCAGGTTTAGATACTTTAGGGGTTTCTTTTTGTTGAGATAAATTTTCCTTCTGTCCCTCTAAAGCTTCCTGATATAGTTTTATATAATATTTTCTTAAATACACTGGCAATTCCCAAGCTTCACTGAAGCTTATTTTACCATCTGATAATGCTAGTAAACCTAGCACTTCATTGTGTATGTAAGGTTTATGTTTAGATGTCAGGCCAAAAAAAGTTAAGTGTTACAGGAATGCTGACGCCCTCCTCAACGCCTTCGGGATAAAATCTCATATCAATGTCTGGTTGGATTTCATTGATGTATTTTCTAAAGGCACGAGCATCTCTGGCTAGAAATCTATTTTCAACAAATTCTCTAATATCTTGAGTACTTGTATTACCACCTATAGAGGTGATCATGTGTTTTAAACGGGTAGTTAGTTCACCAGCATCGCGCTTGAGTTTTTGTAAACCTTTGATCTCTTGATCAATTTTTTGCTCATCACCGTGCGTTAATAGTTTGAAAGTAATTTCAGTACCTGTTGCAGGTAATGTATAAGAAAATTCATTTTTTCCGCGAGTAAATAAACTTTCATTTATGGGTTTAGCATCCAGTTGAGCTAAATTTACCTCGTGAGTTTCTCCGTTATACTCAAAGGAATATTCGGGACCATAACCCAATACACGGGATGCAATTAGTATTGCATTTTTGTCTCCTATTAAAATATCATTGTAATTGATAGATTTATCTACAATTAAAGACTGAAGTAATTTGTCTAAAACTGTACCGTTTGAGATGTAGGATTGGTTGGTTAAGATATCCTCTTCTTTTGCGGTCATGTATTTTAGTTCAATTTTTCCGCTTGATAAAGGATTGTCTTCGGGGTATAGTAAACCTTTTGAGGGTAACTCTACAATTTCGGTTGCAAACTTTTGTTCCATATAACTTTATTAGTTTTGTTTGATATAAATATATGATAAAAAAAGAGGTTTGCAATGGCAAACCTCCTTTAAAAATATGTAATATCTTTTTATTTATTCTCCATCATTAAGACCATATTTTCCTTTATATCGATTTATGGCTCTTTTTCCTAGACCTACATTATGTGCTCTTACATTTTTATCCTTTTCAGTTTCTATAGTTTTTAATAACTTATTAAGATATGATTTTTCTCGAGAAGAAAGAGAACCCATAATCTCTTTAGCAGCTTGTTCTAATTCTTGTCTTGTAGATTTTTTATTTAAATTGTAAGTTTTAATAACATCATTGATTTCATCTTTGATTGCAAATCCTATAGGGACCCCAACCATAACTAATTGAATTAACATTATTAGTAATTGAAGAATTATAACCCAACGAGGGCTGTTCCAATCAATTTGATTGATAGGAACAGGTATTGGGAATATTGCTTCTTGTAATTCTTCATCAAATCCATCTATTTCTGATGGATTTTCTTCTTGGTTTACTATCTGTATAGCTTTAATTATATCTTCGGGAGTTATTTGATCTCCTTCAGTTATTTGTTTACTATTAGAAGTAAGTTTATTCTCTATTAAGAATTTTTTAAAATCGAAATTATCCATTTATCTTAGTAGTTTAAGATACAGTAATCCATTTTAAGAGTAACATCAATGGATATAAAATCGCTTGAAGACCAATCGTGTGCTCCAAAATTAGCATCTGAAACGAATGCACCTTTGATAATCCATTCTCCGATAATATCTCCAACAGGTCCTAATTGCTCTAATCTAATATCTTTTTTATAGAAATCAGAATAACCAGCTCTACCTGTTACTGACTCGTATGATAAACGAACCCAATCCATTACTGCTTGTGCACCTGATGGTGTAATTGGATCGTACATGGTTAATGTCATGTCTCCCCATCTTTGCTTACCTTTAATTTTGCGGTAAGTGTTGATATGGTCTAACACTACTTCATCAGATGAGAAGTTTGGTGTAGCAGCAGTTTTTACCATAAATCCAGGGATACCATCAATATCCATGATGAATCGGTTTGCTACTTTAGGTTCAAACGCTGTTGCTAATAATTCTGAGGGGTCTATAAATGCCATTGTCTATACTGTTTTATTATAAATATTACTCAAATGAAGCTCCTGTTGGCTGAACGTTAAAGTCTAAAATTATATACTCTGCTGTTCTTGTAGGCTGTAAATAAATTTGACCTACTAGCTCATTTCTATCAATTACATCAGGAGTGTTATTTGAATCGTCCATTACAACTTTAAACGCATATAATCCTTGTCTTTGTTGTACTGATTCTAAATATGGGTTTACAATTGATAAGAATTGGTTTCTTGTACGAGTTGTATTTTGTTCAAATACTAATCTGCGTGATTGAGCTCCAATAAATCCTTTAAGTTCAATCAATAATCTACGTACATTTACTCTATCTAAAGCAGATGGTTTTTTCTGTAATGTTTTCTGACCAAATACTGTAACACCTTGTCCTGGGAATGTAGCAATTGGATTTACTTTTCCGTTATATAAGGTATCGCGTTGTGATTTAGTTAAGTTAACTTGAGCTCTAATTACACTGCCTAATCCACCTCTGTTAATACCGGCAGGTGCAAACCAAGGTGCTGTTTGAGCATCGTTAAATGCATACACTCCAGGTATTACTGTTGAGGCAGGTACCCAAACATTTTCTCCTACTGCGTTATCTGCAATTTGTACCCAAGGCCAATATGCTGCGGCGTAGTTTGTGTTGAAGTTTGCTGCGTTTTGAGTAACTGTGGCAATAGCATCTGTACTCCAATCTACTAAATCAATTACATAAATACAATCACCTCTGTCTTGAGCTAAATTTAATGTAGAGTTAATTTGTGAGGTAAAGTTACTGTTCTGGATAAGACCAGGAGTAGTAATTATGTTGAAATTATATTGATCTTTATTACGTAAAATTGTAATAGCATCATCATAGCTACTTGTAGGTACACCTTGACATAGATCATTTACGGCATTTGCGTTTTGATAAAAGCGAGTATCTAATGCTAAGTTATCTCCTGTAGCACCACCAAATGAACCACTACC